ACACTCAGGGGAATCCCTTGAAAAATCCCAGCACCTCCAGTCAAACCACCATCAATCCAATCTCTGATTGATTGAGCAAAATCATTGACAAATTCAAATTCTGTTGTTGAGATGTTTGCTTGTGCATTGCCATTCTCAAATGTTGCCAACAATTCAAGGTCATGGAGTTCCTTAATTTGAGAGGAGTTGTCCCCATTTAAAGTCAATATGAGTTTAGTATCAGCCATTTAAAAAATTCCTTTTGTGGATTGATGCTTGTTGTCAATCCTTTGTTTTGTTTCAACTTTCTCAATTATCATTTGAGATACTTCATCCCATCTCACCTCAGTCAACATTGGTTTGTTCTCAATTGTCTTTTGTAGTTCATCAAATTTGTCCAATATCATTGAGGTTGATTGAAATGGCTCACTCAATTTTTTCATCTGTGGTTTTATCCAGTTGACATCCTCAAAAACTCCTGAATTATAGTCCATTGCCAGAGTTGTGAGTTGTTCATTTGACAATCCTCCTATTTTTTTATTTTGTTGCTTTGTCATGATTCTCTCACCCTCATCAATTCTGGCTAAAATTTTATCTTTCCCCTTTGGTGCATTGCTGTCATGGACATACTCTGACCCCTCTGCAAAGGCTGGGAGACTTCCAATGATTGCAACCAGTTTGGTGATGTCTCTAATTGTTGAGGTCACAGCATCACCATCATTTTGCTCAAGTTTTTGGCTGAGTAAATCCAGACCAGACAAAATTGCTTGTCTCCTCATTTTCTTTTTTTCCAACTCATCTTTTTGCCTCTCCAATTCAGCCTGTCTCTTTTGCTCTGATGCCAAAGATTGTTCCGCTGTTGTAGTTCCTTTGATTGCCAATTGCCTCAATTCATCCTCTCTTTTTTCTGACTCTGAAATCTCTTTGTCAATTGCTTTGATTTGAGCATCTGTCCTCCTGTCAATTTGTTTGATGACTTCTGTGGTAAATCCTTTGAATGCATTCAATCTTTTTTGGAGGATGGCTTTGTCTGTGTCAGACATTTTTGTTTGAGTTGATTCAGTGGATTCCAAAATTTGCTCATTTGCCTCTTTTGTTGCATTGACTTTCTGGTCTTGGAAATCTTTATATTGTGCATTTTCTTGGATTCTCAACAAATCAATCTCAGCCACCAGAATTTTCTCAGATTCTAAAATTAAAACATTTGCCTCATCCTGTGTCAATTTTTTGTCATCAACTGATTTTTTTAAAAACAATAAAAATCTCTCCTGTTCTTTTTCTTTTTGAGTGATTGCAAATTCAGTGGTCTCCCTGACTTGTTTATTCTGGAGTTCCTGTTTCTTTGCCAATAATTCATGATACAATGTTAAATCAACCTCATTCCCAGCCTTGATGAATTCAATTGATGTTGCCTCATCCTCTCTGGCTTTCAATTCAGCCTCAATTTTTTGCTCCATATTTTGTATATCATAGTTGACCTCCTCTTTTCTTATCTCCTCCATTATTTTCACCCTTTCTAACATGATTTTGTTTCTCTCTTTCTCATATATATTGATGATTTTTGCCACTGTTTTTGTTTTGGTTGAGGCTTTGGATGATTTTTTCTTTATTTTGAGATTTGTCTTTGATGTTTCTTCATTTATTTTTAGGATTTGTCCTTGATTTTCTAAATCATTTAAGAGTTTTTTTTGTGCCTCAACTTCTGCATTTGCATTGTCTAAAGTGAGTTGAGAGGATGCCACTCTTGTTGTGTAAAATTTGATATTTTGGTTATCCTCTAATTTTTTATAAAAACTCAAACTTTTTACATCTTTGTCCAGAGTTGTTTGAGCCTCATTTCTTAATTTTTGCATTTTTTCCAACTCATCAGTTGCCACCCATGATTTTCTGGAGTTTGCTTGTTGTTCTGCTTTTAATCTTTTTATATTCAAATTATGCAATTCTTTTTGTGTTGCTCCTCGTGATTTTGCTTTGGCAATTTCCAAATCTATCAAAGCAATAGTTTTATCTTGTTCAAAATCCTGTTGCTCAAAATATTTGGATTGTTCTTTTTTCATATTCTCATATGCTTTTGACAATCTGTCAACTGATTCAGCTGCCTCATCAGTTGCATCCGCATAGTCCCATAACAATGCAATTGCTGTTGTCAATAAAGATATAATTAACCCAATTGGATTTGCTTTCATTGTGGTGTTGAATCCTTTCATCATTTTTGTTGCACTACCAATTCCACGACTCATTGCCACCATTGAAATCCTGTAAGCAATAGACACACCACGACCAATTTTCATTGCCAAAGTCACAGCGAATTGAGTTGTTTTAAATATAATTAAATATTTTATTGCTTTCACTAATACTGTGATAATTGTGTTTAAATTATCAGTCAAAAATTTGATTCCATTTTTAAGACTTTCAACAACTCCAGCACTCTCCGAAGCACCTAAAATCATACCTTGCCATTTGGAATTCAAAAGAGCCAATTGACCATCAATGGTGTCCAATTGTTTGTCTGACATCTCCTGTAATTCAGCATTGACATCAGTGATTGAATCTCTCAATCCAATCAATGTGTCTGTATTATTTAAAAAGGTTTTGAATGCACTGACTGACCTTTTATCAGTCAACTCCAGTGCTGTTGCAACATCAATCCCCTTTGCCTCCAATTCCGCAAAGGCTGGTGCAAGTTCATCCAGATTTTTGATTGGTCTCCCAAGTGCTGTTGCTAAATCTCCAGAGCTATCCGCTAAATTCAACAAAATATTTCTGGTTGCTGTGGCTGATGAGGATGCATCAAATCCAGCATTTGCCAAAACACCCAGCAATGATGTTGTGTCCTCAATTGAGAATCCCAGTGCTGATGATACTGGAGCAACCTTTGACATGGCTGTCCCCAAATATTCCATGTTGAGTGCTGATTTTGTTGTGGCAACACCCAACACAGATGCGACCCTGTCCATCTCTGATGCCTCCAAATTGAATGCTCTCAATGTTGACCCAGCAATAAATGAGGCATCTGCCAACTCTGTTCCTGTGGCTGATGCCAGTGCCAAAATTGATTCTGTTGATGCCAATATCTCTGGAGTTGTGAATCCTAATTTTGCCAATTCCAAAGACAACCCAGCAACCTCAGATGCGGTGAATTTAGTGGTTTCACCCAACGCTTTTGCATTATCTGTCAACTTTTTTAAGTCTTTGTCTGTTGCTCCAGATATAGCACCCAGATTTGCAATTGCTGAGTCAAAATTTGTTATTACTCTAAATGAATTTTTGACCAATGACACAGCTCCCATGATGCCTCCCATCAATCCAAAAGCACTTGCAACAGATTTCAATCTCATCCCTAATTTTCCCCATGCTGATGAGTAGTTTCCAACATTCCTTTGTGATTGTCCAACACTCCTGTCAACTCTTTTTAATTTACCATCAAGTTTTTGGATGGTTTTTAAAAGTCTTTTTCCCTCTTTTGTGTTTTGTTTATTTTGGACAGCTAAATTTTTATATTTGTTTCTTAATGTGTTTAATCTCTTGGACTGTTTTGAATATGCCTGTCCCTCTTGTTTGGCTAATTTCAAATTTTTGGCTTTTATTTTAGCCAATCTCTCCTCCTCTTTCCTCTCTTGTATTAATGTTTTATTTTTTTGTTGTTTGAGTCTCTCATTGTCAGCATCCAATTTGCTCAACTCTCTTTGGGTCTTGACTTTCTCTCTGTCAACAACTTCCAATTGCTTTGATGCCTCTGTCACTGTCTTGATTGCACCAGCTCTTTTTTTGAGTTGTTCAGTGTTTTTCAAATCTTTGGCACTGGCTTGGAGTATTTTTTTATTTATAGCCAACATCTCTTTGAGTTCACCTTGCAAAGCATTAAGCATCTTAATATATTCGGATGCTGATTTTCTGGCATTTGCAAAAATGTCTCCTTGAAAAATGTCCTGTTCTGTAATTCTTTTACCCATCTTTTTGCATTATTTTAATGTATGTATAAAATCTTTTAACTGATGTTTTGTTCACATCCACACCAATGGACATATATTTCTCAATGATGGCAACATCCTCCTCAAAGGATGATGATTTCTTTTTTTTTCCATCAACCTCATTGAGTTTCATTTGCTCAATTGCAATGACAGACTCCAAAGACTTGTTGTCTTTTAACCATCTGTCAATCATTAATTTAGCAATTTTATCCTCAATCTCCATCCTCCTCATCAATTCTTTTGCCAATCCAAAATGTTGCAAATATTCATCATATAAATTTGACCAATTATCCTCAATCTTTTTTTTGTTTTTATATAAAAATTTTTCTGTGAAATCTCCTTTGAGTGTATATTTCAAATCTCCAGTGGTGAGGACTTTGTGAAAATTAAAAACTGGCATTATTTCAATTGATTCCCACATATCACATCCCTCTTGAGATTTGTTGTTGAATATTTTTTTGAATATATGGAATAAGTGCATTTATAAAATAATTCATGTTTTTTTCTGTCAATCCATATATATTCTCTCCATACTCATCCTCAAGGTCAACAATCCCCTTGTCACCAACTTTGATGGAATCACCATCAATCTCAAATCCATGCTCATCCAATATCACCTCAAAACTCATCCAGAATTGTCCTGTGTCTCTCAACATGATTGGTCTGTCAGGTTTGCCAAAAATCATTTGTGAGGTCTCTGAGTAATTTCTCAAAATTGTGCCATCACTCAATTCACCAAATTCCAATTGTTTGTCTGTATTCAAATGGACAACTAATTCTTTTAAAAAAGGATTTGTGGACATGGTTTTGAAAAAAATTTGTCCCTGTCTCAGCCTTTGAAAATTATTTGCTAACTTAAATAATGCCTCCATATTTTAAATATAAAAAAAAGAGTCCCACATGGAGACTCTTAATTTAAACATTTTATTGTTCAATAATTTATTATTTATTACTTTCTTTTTTCTTTTTAGGTTTCTTTTTTCCAGTAATTTCAAAATAAATCTTTGAACAATTCTCACCTAATTTTTTAAAATAAGTTTTTTTAAATTGGTTTTCTGACATGGATTTGATTGCCTCCACATTAAACTCATGTTGTCCAATTTTTTTCCAACTCATTACAGTGCAATAAATGTGCTATCAGCTAAACAATCAAAGTCATATCTATCCTTTGAGGCTGTTAACTCTAAGACATCACCTGTTGTCTGTGCTGGTATTACAAAATCATACACTCCTGACCCTGATGCTGTCACACTACCAATCACAATTGGTGCTGATGTTGTCAAGTTTGTTAGTGTAAAGTCTCCAGCAATTAAGCCATCCACATTTGTTCCATAATTAGTTGTCAAAGTCACTTGGAAATCTGTTGCACTTGATGGCACTGGTGTCCCACATACATCAAGTAAACCATATAAGTCAGCACATGAATAATCTAACTCATCAGCACTAATCAATTTGATATTTTCATCTAACATTGATTGTTTCCATTGAAATTTAATCATAATCATTGCCACTTCTGAGTCTGTTGCCTCAACAAATTGCACATCCAATGTATTTTTGTCAATTAGAATCGGTCTCATTACTGTATTTGTTGAGCCTTTGTATCCCATAAGATTTCCAGACTTGTCAATGATATATGCTCCAAAATCTGAGCATCCTATCAATTTTAATTGACCCACCAATTCTCTTGGTGCTTGGACAATATATCCAGTAAAATTTTTGAATCCATCTCTCACCTTTGCTTTGTTTCCAGAGTTAAATTCTTGAAAAACCGCCTCATCTCTGATGTTTTCAACATTTTCCAGTTCTGGAGTTGGCAACCATCTGTCCTCAAATGAGACAGCGTTTAGCCATGTTTCAACAACACTCCAAGACTCAAGGTCAGATGCTGACCTCTCTTTGACTGACCCTGTTGAGTCCAGTTCTGTGTCAAATATTAGACACCTTGTGATGTCTCCAATTGCCACACATGAGGGAATCCCTGTGTTTAATGAGACATCATTACAATTGCATACACTTGCCATGATAATTTTTTTTTAGTTTATAATAATAATTTAGGACAAATATAATACATTAATTTATTTTTGATTATTCACACACAAATTGACTGTGGTGTGTATTTAAAGACTTTTAAAGCATTCAGATAATATTTTGGATATATGACACCTCTGGACACAAAAAAGTCCCACACATTTAATGCATGGGACTTGGATGAGGTTGATTGATTTTTTTATTTGCCTGTCAAAATATATTCAACCGCCTTTGTTGACTGTTGTGATGCCTGTAAAATCATTTTTGGTTTGTCTTTTAATTCTTTTATCCAGCCATTAATATATGCCTGAGAATTTTTCTCATCTGATTTTGGAGTCAATCCAATGATTGATGATAAAAACTCAGCACCAATCTCAGCCACTAACTCCTCTTTTGAATAATTCTTTGAGCCAAATCCTTGAGACTCAACAAGAGTTTTTCTGTTTAAGCAATCCTCATGACCAGTTGAATGAATCAACTCATGAAATAAAACATGATAATAATCATCAGATGATAAGAATGAATCCATCTCAGGCATCTGGACTGAGTGTGTTGATGGTCTGTAATATGCACTATTGCCACCATGATTCAAAAATGGTTTTTTATTATAATTATCATAGACAGCCTCAGCATCTTTGATGATTTCATTTTGAGT